ATTGAAGATTCGGTGAATTTGGATCAGGAGGTACACGATAAATAACACGATTATTTGCAGGGTCCATCGTATAACCTACTGCACCGATTAAAGCTTTAATTGCTAAATCAACAGCTAAAACAGCACCAGTTCTTACGATCATCTTTGAAACTTGTGATGCAGTTGGAGTAATCGCAGCAGCACCAGTAGCAGCATAGTTTTTACCATTTAAAACAACGTTTTTTGCCCCGTCATAAAACGTTGTTGCACCCTGAACTAAGCGTTTAGTAACAGACCAACCCTCACCCGCAACAGTAGTCGCATTTGCTGCCTGAATAAAAATTAAATTAGGTGTAAGAGCAACAAATAGCGAAAGCAAAAATATATTTATTCTGTGGATCATAGTTATTTCCTGAATAGCAAGTAAAAGACTACCGTCATCAAGATCAGGTAAAAGAAACCAAACGACATTTAAGACCCCCTAAAACAGATTCGGGAGCCGAAGCTCCCGATTTTTAAATATTTATTAGGTTCGGTTGAATGCCTGTTTTACATAGCCCCAAACGACCATAGTCGCTTGTGGTACGATTTTGGCTGCCCCAATTAAGCCGATTACAGCTACAGCAGTACCAATGACTGTAATACCTGCAGATGCATCTACATCAGCAAATGCTGCGCTAGATAATGCAGTCGCACCAACACCAAGAATTACCTTCTCAGAGTTAGTCATTTGGCGTGGTTGTTTAGTTTTTTCAACTTGGTTAGTTGCTTTAGTTTCCATGGTTTTACCCCTTGTTAAACATATCGCTAATGATGTTTGCTACCCAAACACTAGCGAACACTACGAGAATTTGACTGAGCAAGGCATTTGCATCAGCCACTGAGATGTTCAAAAGATCAAAATCCTCTTTTGCAACATATGTGACACACGTTGTTTGATTGTTTACTTGAGCAACCTCTTTACAAACGTATGTCGTCATTCTTATTACCCCTACTAAAAGAGCCACTGGCCACGCTTAAAAAGCGTTCCCCAAAGCCAGTGGAATCCTATTTACACTTATAAAAATGGATGCAATAACTTGAGTGTTTTGTGAACTCTGCACCGCACTTCTTGCATTTATAAATGTAATCTGTCATAGTTAAAATACACGTAAGTTATTGATTTATTTACATATTATACATTATACGAACAATCGTATAATTCACCATTAAGCCTTTGATTCCATTAGGTTTTTCTTAGGAACTGGCTTAACACTAAATACCTGCATTTGTGCTCCAAACTTAGTTTGTTGCTCTGTGAATTCGATTTCTACTTCTTGAGCGTTGTCAGCACATTCCTCAAGGATTGCCTGAATTTGTTCAACTGGCATCATTCCCGGCATTGCACTCAAGTTATATTTCACTGGTGACAATACGGTCGTAGATAAATAAGCCTTAGATTCACCGTTTTTCTCAGTACGGTAAACGGTTGGAAAAATTGTGCGTTTATTAAATGAAACTTGCATGGTTAAAGCCTCCTCAGGCAACTAGATGTAACCCACGTTTGGGTGTGTATTGTGAAACTGGTTGAACGTAATCTGGTGGTAATTGATCAGCCATCTTAAGTTCGAATAAACGTACAAATGGGATGACTTTACCGTTTGGATTTTTAGCAAGGTTCTGTAAATGACCTTTAGAAATCTCGCATAATTCCAATGCTTTAAGCGCATCATAGAATGTACGTTCGTTATAAAGTTCTTTAGTAGCCTTTAAACCGATCTGACGAATCAATGAATAAAACTTCATTGCGTTATTCGCTCTCGTATAACTTGGTTTACCAGTCTTTGTATAAGTCACTAATTTCGACTTAAATAAATCTAGGATTTCTCCGTCATTCGAAAAATTCATATGTTTACCCTTCAATGTGTTTAAGATCGGGTCAAAAGCTACGTGCCAGAGGCGTAGCAATAGTTCTGGCTTTTCATGTTGCAGCTTAATTAGCTGAAATAAATTAGATGGATAACCATTCTTGGTTAAATATGTCTTACAAATACGAGCTTCTAAACGCAAAACTGCATTAGCAAATGGCAAAGCATCATTCATAGCAATAACAAGTGATTTAGAGCGCATACAGCCCTTGTCTGCTTGCTTCTGTAGCTTATGTAATTGGCTTTTTACTTCTTCAAATTTGCCATAAGCCTTAGGTCGAATAGATGCACCATCATTACCCCAAGTGATGTAATTCTCGTACTTAATCTGTCTTGCTTTACGGTGACCCGAAGCCAAGTTAGCCATATAATCCAAAGTTGGTTGAACCATATTCTGATGAGGCAATCTAAATATATAAGTCGTATCTAGATGTAAAACCTCAGTATTAGGTAAATCCAAAATTGGGGCTAACTGGGGAAAGGCTTCGAGTAACATGCCAAGCATATGGTCAGAACCTAATTCAATAGACTCAAAGCCATACACATTGTGACCTTGTAACAACTTCAATGGAGACGCTTTAATCTCAACATAAGGCGTTCTATTAATTGTATGTGTATAAAACTTCATAGCCATGTCGGTGTAATCACTAGGGAGAGACTCAAAAGGATGATAAAGCTCCCCTGTTGTTGTCGTTCCATCATCAAGCTTACCGACATGGCGAGTTGCAGCAGGAATACCATAATCACGAATATCACCAGTAAACCAGTGATTATTCTCTAGACTACGAACATGCGTAGGTATGATTGGAATCGCTAACCGCAGAAAATCGAGCATGACAATTACCCAATCATATCTATTACATCGCAGTAATAGTCATTTAAGTCATCGTCAATAAAACCAACATGTGAAAAAGCATTCAACATGCCCAATAAATAACCTCTTTTAAAATCATCAGGAGATTTTTTAAAGGCTTCAATTTCTGTTTTTAATAATTCTATTGCTTGTTGCTTGTCCATGAAATTCCCCAATTTAAACATGTATACAAATAACATCGAAGTAAATTTAATACAAAAACACATGTATAGCAAGCACAAATAACATGTAAATAAGTATTATTGCATACATGTAATTGGCAATAGTTAGATCAAAAAAATGGCGATCACTGTAAGACTGAATGATAGAGAGCAAGAAATGCTCAGAAAGAAGTGTGTTGAATTAAACAAAGCACTAATCAATAAAGGGCTAATGCCAATAAAAGATAGTGAACTAGTACACATAATTCTGGACCAATGTATAGAAGCAGCAGAATTAAGTAATAGCGGAAAGGTACTAGTTAGAGAGCCAAAAAACCAAGATAACGACTAAAAAATAAACAAAATACAAGGTTGTTGCGAAACATTCTCAATAACTCATAAGTATATGAATTATTTAGGGAATAAGGCATATTTAAAAAAACTTTCCGCAGTCAGGCACACTATTAGATAGCAGTGTGCCCTCTCACCTCAAGCTGTTCTCTCCTCCTCCGCCTCCTCGTCCCCTCGTCGTTGTCGTCGTCGATCTCAGCATGAGAATTCGCATAATGAGCACTGATGTTAAATGCCTTGCGAGGGCGTATAGAAATGGTCGCCTCATTGACAAAAAACCCCGCTAACGCGGGGCTTTAGTCAATGAACAAGGCAAGTAACATAATGCCGTATTATGCGAACTCTCAACCGAATATTTCATCCAAAAATTTATGAACTAGAAACCAATAAATAGCATAGCCAAGTACAAAGCCAAGAACGAGGAAAACATCGATAAGTGTAATATTATGCCAATCCATACTTTTTACCCAAAAATAGTAAATTATTGAAAAATAGAATTTAGTTTATTCCCGGGAAATACCGGTTTTTCAGCTGCAGGTGAGCGAGCACTTGTAATAAAATGCCAATCAAGGGATGTATTGATCATCATCTTGTTGCCAACGACGCTCACGAATAAACTTTAAAGTAAACCAAATAGAAAAGGCTATAAGCAAGATACTTGGATATATATATTCCATAAATAAAGCCATAATTACCCCATTAAAAATCAATTATAAAATCTTTTGTTCCGTAACCATGCCACACTTTTAAGTGTCTCATCAACTGATTAAATTGCAGTGTACGACCACAGTATGAGCATTGCGTGTAACTCGAAGTTTGATCACGTAAAAAACCGTAGACTACGCCTTGTGACCGAGTTGGATCGGTCACAATTCCCCTGAACGGTTTTTTTTGGTTGCTGCTACGGTAGAACATATAGACGGTTTTTAGTAATCAAAGAAGAAGTTTTCAAATTAAGCCTTGTGCTTTAGCAGCCTGATATTTAGCAATAAATTCAGCGTCATATTCTTGAGTCTGGGGCTGATTAGTGAATTGCTGTACTTGCTGAGGTTGATTACCAAAACCCTGAGCTTGCTGCTTAAAATAGTTATATGGACGGTCATTGTTCTCAATCAGTTTTCTACAATCAGATTGACTTACATCATGCAAAATAGTCCCTTGCTCAGTATATGCGACATATCGAGAACCCTTCTTCATACAACCAGAAAACACAGGCTTTGACGTAATCTCATAGCTAATTTGACTAGTATCAACGTCATAAGGCTTATTAGGATTGTACTTAACAGAAATAGACTGCATGTCATTCTGTGTTTTCATTAGGTTTTCCTGGTCTCTTTTTGCTTTGTATTCAGGGTCCAAACCTTCTCGACACATATCGGCAGACCAGCCAAGCTGTTTTACACATTCATCAACTTTCTTTTGTAGCGGATCGGCAGCTTTAGGAATCTCAGATTTAATTGTTTTTGGTTCCTCAGTCTTAGAGTCTTGTTGTTTTACATAGAAATAGCCCGCAGCAATTAAGGTTAGGCATAGCATCCAAATACCTTGTACTAGCTTTGCAGGTAACTTAATTTTGCCATGAGTATCACCGCCACCCTTTGAAGACGTATACATTCCAAAGAGATGCTTTGGATATGTAAAAGTACCAGTATCTTCTGCATCTGCTTTTACAGATTTAGTATTAGGGTTTAACTGGTGATATTTCCATAACCACCATGTAGCCATTTTCATACCCATTGGACGATGCAAGTGATAATGCATCCCGACCATGTCTAAAACGTCTGCATTCAACAAACGCGGGGCTTGAGTTATGAAAATAATATCCAAGAACTCAGCATGTCGGTGCGTCTGTAAAAACTCTACTTCTGGATGGTTTTCATTCTTAACCGGATGCTTATATTTTTTTGAAAAGTGGCTGATCTTTTGAGCTTCATCAATCACTACTAAAGATCGTGGCGGATAGTCTTCAAAACTCGATTTTAACGGTTGTGCCGTATCTAGTTTTAGACCATCGATGTTAGAAAAAATATTCCACGGTTCAGCTTCATTTACACGTGCAAATATCTCTTTGACAGCCCACAATGTTTTCCCCGAGCCAGGCGTGGCAGTAATTAAATAAATCATTATTTTTTATCCTAATTCTTTGAAAATCCAAGTGAAGAACTTGCAATAATTGCTCTAGCAATAAATGCCGAAAAAATAATTGAAACGCATTGATCTAGACCAGCTACCCCAACAAGACCAGCTAAATTTCCGACCGCAAAAAAGCCAGACATAAAGCGATCTAATAAATAATTAACGACCGTTAAAACAATCGTAGAAGACACCAGAGAAATTCCCGCGCCCGCTAGTAAACGTCTAAGAAAACCTGAAGCAAGAATTTCACCTATAAACTTGAATAAATTACCCACCTTTAGCTGCTCCTATAACGATGAAAGCTGCATAGATATACGAACACGCAATTAATGCAGGTTTAGCCAATTCAAGTATTGAGCAAACAGGTTGAAGGCTTAAAGTGAAAGAAGTCGTAACATTGAGAACAGTGATTGTTTGAGGCTCAGGTGTTGGACATTTATCGTCTACAGAAAATCTATTGGTATTAAACACTGAGAAATCAAAAGTACGTTTGTCTTCCGTATCAATCTTAGTTTCATCTGCTGTATAAGGCTTAGTTTCTCTATTAAGCCAGTCATCCCACTTCTGGAACTTCTCAACGAAGAGTTTAGGGAAATTAATTGCAGCATTAGCAGCTTGACATACTGATGGCGCCCAATCGCAAAACACTGGAAAGTTAATTGTTATGTCAGTCGGTGGCGCTGGTGGTGCAGTCGGATCGTTTGGATCGGCACGTGGAGTTGAAGTGCCCTGAGCAGCGTTATTGGTCGGAATAGCTTGAGAGTTATTTAACTGATTAGTTATATCTGTAGCAGGAACAATCTGTCTTTGTTCATCTTCAAGTGCAGTATCAGCTACGGATGATACATATGCTTTTCCGTCCGCTTTATTAGCAACCGCATCACTGATTAATTGAGATGCAACAGCATCATAAGGTAAATATTTTTCTTCATTTTCTTGTGGCGGTGCTTTCGGGTCATAATTAGGATTTAAAAGCCACTGAATTGTAGCGAGTCCGACCAAAGCACCCGAAGAATCAAAAAGGTTAACT